GTTTCTTCAAAAACTTTGCACCACCATAACCAAAACCACCTGCAAAAAATACAAATACAAGCGTCTGAATAACTTTTAATGCTTCATTCATGAATATTTTCTCCTATATAAAAAAGCCAAGCATTACGCTTAGCTTCGTGTTCTACTTATCGTTTTTATTAAACAACGTGTGGATCTGTTCACCGTGAGTAGCCAAAGTAACATCATGTTGGCTTAGATGTTTACTAATCTCATCAATTTCAGTCTGACTTTTAGACAGCGCCGTGTTTAATGTTCCAAAGTTTCCGTTTAATTCACTGATTTGTGCGCTCAACGGATTAACTATCCACACCTTTACAACCGCCGTCAAAACAGTAACTACTGCACTACCAACCGCTATCCACCCTAAAACGTCATGTGGAAATTCCATATTATCCCTCCGTTGTTTTCGCCGGAGCATCTGCGACCATAGCTTGAATTTTCAACTTAGCAGCATGTGCCACTTCATCTTCCGTTGACATAATGGTTAATCCGTCATCTGGTGTAACCTGTACTGCACCGTTCAATCGATCAGGATATGTTCCAGCGTCAAATGACACCGTGAAATACTTGAGTGCTAACTTCCCTGCTGTGAATGATACGTTTGCGTCGCCTACTGTAATGTTCATCATAATTATTTCTCCTCTGCTTGTTCAGCTTGCTGTAGTTGTTCTTGTAGCTGTTCTACTAATACTGCTAACTTAGCGTTTTCAAACATTAAGTTAGCGTTTTGTAACGCAAGTTTCTGCGCTACTTTATCCATATCTGGTTGCATTATTTCTCTCCTATTTTCTCGTTGAGTTGTTGAATTGCTCTCCACGCCATGCTAATCATGGAGTACATATCCACGTATTCGTTATCTTGACCAAGAATAGTCTTAGGAATGTAGTATTCCTTTTCACTATTCACATCATCAATAATTGGCGATACGTGATTTTGACCTATTCGGTTCTTATACTCAAAGTTGACAAGCTGTGTCTTGGCAATCTCACCCAAGGCATCTTCGTCATAAACGCTTTTAACATTCTTCTTTGATAGAACTGATGTTGAGCTAAACGTTCCCGCGCTAATCACATTCTGATTAAAGTAGAAATAGTTCCCGCCACCTACTGATCCACCGCCTGTCCAGAAGTTAAACGTACGATTACTTTCGTTAATTTCAATGTATGACGGTGAGTTATATTTATTGCCTTTAAAGTGCAACTGCGTACGGATATTCACATTTACATATGAATTCAATGCACCTTGCATGATGTTTAAGTTTGCTCCGTAGTCCATTGCTGAACCGGCCAAAACCAATGCAGCCGAACCATTCGTTCCTAAAATATTGATGAATGCGTTTTCTGAACCAGTAGCACCGAGATACAAACCAGTTGAACTTGTCGCACGGCCACTCTGATCACTCCACTTCCCGAATGAGTATGTGGCACTAATACCACTACTATTTGAATAATGCGCTCCACTTGTATCAAACTTAGTTGTAGTGCTACCACCGTTGATAGACATGCCTGAACTGTCGATACTTGTAGAGGTATATTTACCATTCCAGTTCGACTGGATAAAACTAGACACGTTACCTGTAATCTTATTAACATCCAAGTTAGATATCTTAGCGCTTGTAACTGCTAAATCACCAATTTTAGCCGTTGAAATTTGAGAATCAGCAATCATTGCTGTTTTGATCCAGGCTGTACCTGTGATTTGGGTTTGTGGAGATGCAATAATTACTCTTGGACTTATAACAGTCATAGCACTTGGATCACCTGCAATACCAGATGCGATGGCTCCGGTGTTGTCAGAGATTCCGATACTCCAGTTGTCCTTTAATAGGGCTAATTGGGTTGATGTATATGTGCTTCCATATGTTGGAGCATATGTCCCTATCTTAGACCCCCGATTCAACATAGGACGACCAATAATATCGGATCCTCCGGTAACAGCTCCGGAATGAGCGATGGCCAACGATACAAACTTAGTATTGGCGGGAGAAGTTTGATTCTCTAGTGTTATTTGTTTGATGCCGACATAACTTGCGGTGTTGATTGGGTTTCCAGATGTGGCGTATCCGATTAGCTTCTTATCCGCATCCAACCAAGCAATTCTTAAATCAAACGCAATTTGAGTAGATGCCCCTGTACGACCGGCAATAATAGAGGCACTATATTGAACCCCAGAAGTTGCTTGTTTTGGCTCGGTTGCATACCAAGTTCTCGAATTATATGTGATTAATTGAGATCCCTCTACCACGTCCCAATCTCCAAAGCTGGGTGTTAGGGTTCCTGGAGCCTCTTTAACTCCAAGTGGGTTTCCAGCGGTTGTTCCAATTGTATACCAGCCTTCATCGATTGGATCAAACTCAGAATTCACGACCATATTAATGGCGTTTACTTGAGCAATAATACCAGAAGCGGTCTGAGTAAACTGACTTTGAATTCCTTGGTCATAACTGGTAATTTGACTTGTGGTAAAGTTCTTTGCCGAAGTTAGGGTGTTGGTATCACCATTGGTTCTATCTTTTACTTCTTGTTGAATAGCCCCGTTAGTTTGGCTAATTGAGGTAACTGAGTCATTATCGTTGGCATACCAAGGAGACCAATTTCCTGCGACGTATTGGCGTTTGTACGTTATCTTAGCTGACGTTGTTTTATCGTACCAAGCTATTTGGGTTACTTTATCGGAATTTGCAACTTCAACCTGAAGATACATCCAATCAGTTGATGTTGTTGGGCCGTTTGGTTTAACTGTAGTAGAGTTAAAATAGTAAGACCCCTGAGTCTTGTAGGTATTGAGGTCCAGTGACCCATACGGTTGCCAATAAGTGGCCTTTTGTAGGTTTGGGATATCAATTCCTTTGACTTGTGAGAGTGTTCCCTCAGCCGTTTGTACCCGCTTAGTCAAGCCCGTTGTTGGGTCTGACACGATACTAGAGATGCTGTCCACCGTTTGTGACACGGTGCTAATCTTGTCGTTGTTGGTATACTGACCGGGTACGTAGTCACCTACTGTGCCACCTTTTACTAAGATAGGCCTGTTAATGCCTGCCTTTGTGCCTGCCCCTCTTACGTCAAAACTAAATACTATATAGGTAGCTCCCGTAGGGGGTATTATCCCTAAGTTTGACACTGTTCTTTTTTTCCATGACCCTACAGGTGTAGTAGCTAGGTTTATACCGCCTGGATAACTACTATTTATTTCTTTCATAGAGCTATCTAAGTAAGTTAATTGGCTATATACCGCACCACCTGCGGGTAAACCAAAAATATAGTAATTAAAGGTGTATGACACCGTTGTGTTACCAGTTAATGTTATAGGGACACTATTAACACGTAACATACCACCAGCGGTGTTGTTCAATACCATAACATTACCTGCGTAGTCATAATCACCTGTAGTTACTGTACCGGATAATGGGTTTTGGACTGACCAACCAGACAAATCGGGTCTAAAGTCTGAGTTGTTAATCAAGTTTACCTGTTGTAGGTTGTTAACTTGTGTCGTAACATCAGCAACCGATTGGCTAATCTTACCAGCGGTTTGGCTAACCTCGCTAATTTTTCCTGATAACTCACCAGTTTTTTGGTCGTAGTCAGTCTGGCTAACTTTTTGTGTGATAGCCGTTGCGTTGGCTGTTATCTTACTTTCAGCACTAGCCACACGTGCATCATTTGATGTCTTATAGGCACCAATCGTGCTTGTGGCACTGTCTGCTGTAGATTGAGCGGTGTTAACCTTTGTGGTGAGATCACCCGTCTTAGCGTTGTAGTCTGATTGTGATACTTTGGTGGTGATAGCATTGGCATTAACAATAATGTCCGCTTGCGCCTTGCTAATACGCCCGTCTGCGTCAGACTTGTAATTATTAATTGATAATGTTGCTTGGTCAGCTGTCAATTGTGCTTTAGCAGTTGCACTAGATAAGTCTTCTGGAGCAGGAGTCCAAGTAGTGTTAATTGTTCCTGACTTCATAAACAAATTAGAATACGTAATGGCATTTCCTGAAGCCATTTGACTCATTATTCTGAAAGTCAAACTAGTAACATCATTGGTTGCTGTTAATATTCCTTGGTACAATTTAAACTTTAAATCAACATGTCCTGTTAATTGACCTGTTTTCACTGTGAAACTTTGTGGTTGCCATGGACTTTGATTGAAGAATATGCTTGCTTGCATATCCGAAGATAGTGCCGTTTTTAAAGCCCAATCAAAAGATATGATGTAATCTCCATTTGCTATTCCCCAATTTTTAATAGGCGAATAAAATATAGCTTGATTATAGAGGTCCTGATTATCATTCCCATTAGACGTTTGAGTCTTTGAGTTTGCTGTATCAAGAATATAGTTTCTATCACCAACTGATAGATTATTAACCTTGGTAACGGTAGCGTCAAAGCCATCAGCGCGTTGTTGCAAGGTAGTAATTGAGCCGTTAGCCTTACCCAAGTCAGTCTGTAAGTTACTTACTGTTGTCTTAGTACCGTTGGCATCACTTTCAATGGTGGTCATTCTGGCATCTTGACTATCATTTTTAGACTTGATAGCCACAATGTCAGTCTTAGCTTGGTTAGCTGTTGTCGTAGTCGTGTTAAGGTCAGTCTGTAATTGGCCCGTCTTGGCGTCATAAACCGTCTGACTAACTTTGGTGCTTAACCCATCTAAGGCTTGTTGGGCTGTGCTTTGGGCTGTGGTAATCTTGCCGTCTGCATCCGTTTTGTTTTGGCTTATTGTACTAGTGATACTTGATGCCGTATCATCAATCTTTTTGTTAATGACCCCATCAGCAGTTGTAGCAACGTTAATAGCATCCGTTTTAGCCGTGTCAGCGTAAACCTTAGCCTTAGTATCAAGGGCTGTTACTGCATTAGCCCTGTCTGTTACTTCCTTGTTAAGGCTAGTTGTTAAGTCTGCTTTGGCTGTTGCTAAAGCGTCTGATGCGTCCTTAGCTGTCTGTGTGGCTGTGGCCAAAGTGTCGGCCTTGGCGTCTGCAAGTGCCTTGTTCGCGTACCCTTGTGCCTTGGTGTCTAGCTCAGCTTGTTGGGCTGTTAGGTCTGCTTGCTTGGCTTTGACATCATCTAACACTGCGTTAACTTGTTCACGATTGGTTGCTACTAGTTGGTCACTGTATGCCTTAGCTTGTGTGACTGCGTCAGTGACAGCAGTGGCTATTTTTTCTGCTGTATTTGAACCAGCTAAATCTACCCACTCACCATTAGTATATTGCTTGATTCCGAAGTCGGTTCCATCGTCCCAAAACCATGTGTCGCCCTCTTTTGGAGAAGATGGTTTTGCTTGACCAAAATAATCAATGCCTTTGCCATTAGCCGATATAGCAGCGTTTGTCAATTTAACAATATTGTTAAATATCTCGTTATTCTGTTCATTAATTTGATTGAAAATATTAACTGATGAGCTACCTAATTTAAATGATGTAACGTTCTCAGATAATGTATCAAACACTCGTTCAGAAACACGCAACTTATCTGTGTAATCTAGTCTTGTAGAATACAGTTCAATGGTGTCAAAAATATTTATGGTTGAAAAATCATCATCAAGGCCTATTGGATTAACGTCAACGGTATGAACTGGTCTATCCGCGTTAGTTCTATCAAAATAGGTATTTGCTAAATCCTGCGTATCGAACCGAATAACTTTACCAGCCCAATAGTCCAAGAATTGATTAGAATACTTACTGGTAACAATTGTTCCAACCTTTGTCTGATCAGTTGTATTGCCATCTTTGTCAAGAACAGGTAAAACAGGAATAACTTTATTGATAATTCCTGAAAAATCAGTTGTTATCTTAACCGAAGATGTATTCATGTCATCTCGTAATGTAATATCAGTTATATCCTTACCGATTGCAGAGTATATTTGAATACTATTGAGAGAATATTTAATATTACCGTGGACTGCAGAATTTAACGCTTCTAAAAATGTGCCAAATGTATCATACGTATTTTCAGATAAATCAACACTTGTACTTAAGTTAGACGTAAGGTTGAAATCAGCAGGAAAGCCCGTAATATTTTGTTTTGCAACGTTTAACGCAGATTGAACGTTAGAAAACTTAGTGAATACACCGCCATTATCGAATGACATTCGTAGAATACGATTATAGTAAGGATCACCGTACACTGTAATCGTTCCAGAATCATCCTTAAGCGTATCTACAATTTCAAATACACCATAGTCTGATTTGTCCGTTGACACAGATACTCTTAGAATAGCTCCCTCAACTAACTCTGATACTAAATATCCATCAATAGGATATTCTACTTCTAATTTTTGTTCTACGTTACCAGTTGAAGATACTGTTTGTGTTAAAGTTGAAGATACAACATCTGATAAAAGTCCCAATCCTTGTGAGAAAAAATCAGTTGTGCCTTTTTTATATACTGCTACATTTCCCACTATGCTGCTCTCCTTACAAATTTATCTATAACTGTTAATAATGAAACGTTTGTGTATGAAATCGTATTTGTTCCTGATTTAAATACCGGAAAATCAAGTCCAACCATTTTACTAGGAATTGATGTGCGTGGTATTTCTGAATCAATTGTAAATTTACTACCCGGATTCTTAAAAGTAAAAACGACACCATTCAATGTGATTGTCACATCTCCCGCTGCCGCTGGTGTTACCTCAAAATAAGGCAACGATTTAAATTTTGTTGGGTTTGTAAACGTTGAATTGTTGGTTACTGAACGGCTAGATAAATTAGCATTGATATATTTTAATGGATATACCGTTAGTGTTAATTTAACTGTCGTTATACCGCTATCTGAATCTGAAATTTCAAACGATGAATCGGAATTGGCTAATACCTTATAGGTATATTTATCGTCATACCACGGTGTGAACGTTACATAATCATCGGTCAGTAACCAATCAAAAATATCATCAATGTTATTTTCTAAATTAGAAAACCAAATGTTTAACACCAATTGAGAATTAGTGAATACGCCAAGATTTCTATATACTGATCCATTACGATTCGATGGATTTCCTACCGCCCAAACTGATTGTGGTGGAACTCTCGCCGGAGTTGATGAAACATAAACACCAAATTGTTCAGAATTAATGCCATTGAATGTAAACGTTCCTTCTCTCATTTTTATCCCCTCCTAACTCTTGTAAGTGATTGTGCTAACTGCGGCGCCCATTTTCTCGCAGTTTTTTCATCTAAGTTACCGTATGTGGTAAGGTTCAACGTTACTGGAGAGTTGTTTTGTGACGCAGCTATTAACTGCTCTATTTTATTTAGCAAGTCTTGTTGCAATGCGTTATTACTGTTTGTTTGCTCATGTGAGCGCTGTTGGTTTGATGATGAGTTGATATAGTCAACAGTTTGTAACTGACTCGTATAAGGTACTGTACCGCCACCAGCAAATGCCGGTACCATAGATGGATCAATTTGATTACCAGTCATTTGCGTATAAGCAGAAATTGACGGATAAACGATTGTTCCCGGTTCGAGAGCATGCAGCTCCCAGTCGTTACCAGAAATTCCCATAAATCCACTAGGTGTAACGTACGGTTCATTTTTTCCACCGTCACCAAGCCATGTTGCTGTTTCGCCATTTTGAACAGTTCCTCCGCCTGCACGTTTTGAATTATCGGTAATGTTGTGCAAAACGTTATAGACATCGTGTCTCGAGCTGGCTCCCTTACTGTTGAAAACGTCAATGGCGTTAGATGCAGCGTTAACTTCTCCAGTACCATGTGCAGATGCCCTTGCCTCTTTTGGACCAGGATTACGTCTATTCCACGCATCAATAGTTGCGATTGCGCCTTCAACGTCACCTTGTCCCCATTGTTTAGAGATAGCTGTTTTAACATTTTCTGGCAGATTGTTCCAGTTTGTCATGACCGCAGTAGCAATTCTAACCTGATCATCTCCACTCTTCGATGCAAAAGCTGTTTTAGCAACCTCTGGTAACTTGTTGTAAAAGTCCATAACGGCAATCGCCTGCTTAACTTGATCAGTACCGTGGGCATTCATCACAAGGTTTTTGATACCCTCTGGTAAGTTATTGAAGTTTTTAATTTTGTTGATTGCGCCGCTTACATCCCCACTTTCAATCGCTTTTGTAACAGCTTTCTTAACTGTTTCAGGCGCCATACTTTCAAAAGCGCTACCCTTAGCAAGCAATGCAGTTAATTCTTGGTCTCCAGCAGCCTTAATCGTTGCTTTCTTTTGGGAATCACTCAACTTATTAAATTCGTTGAAAGTGATTAACCCGCCAGTTAGCTGTTCAATTCCGGTCGCTTTAAACCTTGCCTGTTTCAGTTTGAGTGGGTAAGCATTCCAGCTCGCCATGTCTTGCATCATAGCGTTCATGGCGACATTTTGTTCTTTACTTGCCACACCGAAATTAACACGATACTGATCCCAATCAATTCCAGCCGCCTTAACACTTGCCGAAAGATTATCAATTGTATCGCTATATGATTTTGTGTCTGGCAAACCAGTACGGAAATCTTTTTGCACTTTTCCAAGTGCGGCGGACATCATTTCGGCAGCCGGCTTCATTGCCTCTGCATTATTCTTAAAGAAGTCTCCCCACGCTGTTGTCTTGCCAATTTCTTTAGCAGCCTCTTTCGTAGTTTTGATACTATCTGATAGTGAATCTCCAAATACTTTGTTATATTCTTTAAATCCCTCTTTAAGCGTCGTCATGCTAGACTTTGTAATGTCTTGATTATCCATCGCCTGCTTAATAGCTTGACGAATAGGTTCTTTCAAACCCTTGATAGAATCAATCGCTTGATTAACAGTTTGTTTGTTAATATCTGCTAACTGATTAATCTGATCTTGTGTTGCTTTTCCGCCTTGCTTTTGAATTGCGTCAAAAATATCGGCTTGTTGCTTTTTCAGATCATTTAACTGGTCAATATGTTGTTGATTAACCCCTTTGCTTCCCTCTAAATAAGCCTTTTCATTTTCAAGCGCTTCTCTAGTCTTACCAGATGTCTTATTGATCAAATCATCAAGTTTTTTAATGTGATCTTCAAGACCTTTATTCTTACCCTCGAACGCTTTTTGAACGCTATCAGCAAAATCGTCCATCGCTTTTTTAGCGTTATCAATATTTTCGGTATTGATAGTTGTTGTTCCGAGTTGAGACAAAGCATACTGTGTTTTAAAACTACTGTCTTGAATACTAATCAACTGTTTTTCGGTTGCCTTATTAACATCTGCACCATAAGTTGCAACCTTTTCAGCTGTACGTGCCGCTTCGTCTTGAACGTCTTTTTGGTGTTTGGTATATAAATATAAACCAGCTCCGGCAGCTGCAACAGCGACCGCTGCAACACCAACGCCTAAAGCCATGCTGCTAATTCCAGCAGTCGCCAAAACGCTTTCTGCGCCAGCGCCTGCTACGGACTTAGAAAAAATACCCATTGATCCACCAGCTAGCGATGCGAATTTTTCGGCACGTGTTGTAGCTACGCCTACGGATTCAATGTCTTTAGCCACTGTTGTGGCTGTTTTAAGTTTAAGTAAATTGGAGGCAAACCCCGCAATTAATGGAACGCCTCTTGAAAAGGTACTAAGCAGTGTTCCAAATACAATATTTACGCTGCCCAGCGCAATAGCAAGCGGCGAAATAACTGCTGCAAATGCAATAAAGTCAGCAACCATTGCCTTGATAGACGGATTAAGTTGGTCAAACCACTTGATTAAGTCGCCAGCAGTTTTCATAACCTTAACTAACGTAGGCATAATACTTGTTGCAAATTCCATCGAAAGTGCTTGCCATTGCGCCTTGAAAATCTTAATCTGTGCATCGGCACCTTTGATGTTTGAATCCGAAAGTCCTTTTGTATAGCCGTCTGATACCGCCTTACCAGCGGCAGCAGCTTCCTTTTCGATTTCATCTTGACCGTCAAGTAAAGCATTAGCTGCCGTGGTAGCATACGCACCAAAGATTTGTTTGATGTATTCTTGCCGTTGAGCTGACCCCATTTTTTTAGTTGCGTTATTAATTCCCTCCATGATTTCGGGCAACTTTTTCATATTGCCTTGCGCATCTGTGGCACTAACGCCCAATGCTTTCAAAGCATCAGTAGCCCCGGCAGTTGGTGCAGCCAATCGTTGAAATACCATACGCAAGTTGTTACCAGCTTGTTCGGCATCAATACCTTTGTTGGCCATATAACCAATCAAAGAACCGGTTTGTTCAACGGTATAACCCATATTCGCAGCAACCGGTCCAACCTTTGACATAGCGTCAGCAAGTCCAACATAAGAAGTCTGCGTATCGTTGGCAATCTTAGCTAACGCATTTTGAACGCGGCTTGCATTCTCCATGTTTTTTGAAGCATCATCCGTTTTCAAACCAAATTGAGACATAATTTGCGTTGTCCCAGACATGATCTGATTATAATCTTCGCCAGTAGCCATCGCTGTCTGCATTGAAGATTTCGCAATTTCAAAGGCTGATTTTTCATCATAACCCGCACGAATAACTTCTTGCATACCGTTGGCAATATCAATTTGAGAAACGCCCCATTGCTTAGATAAATTGGCAATACTACCAGTATATTCTTTCAAGAAAGCATTCATACCACCCTCTGGCTTTTTGTCCAGCATGTTGTATGTTTCGCGCAATGACTGATCCAGCTTTGCTGAACCATCAATTCCTTGTCTAAACATTGCTACCATACTTGCTGATGCCGTTTGACTAAAGAATCCAAACTGTTGTAGGCTTTGACCGCTTGCTGTGAGTCGCTGACCCATATTGTGAAGATGATCTGCGGTCTGCGTCACACCTTGCCCAACGTTAGCGATGTTGTAGCCAAGTGCCTTATACTCCGTTTGGTTATTTCTAATAGCAGACGAAGTTTGCAACATGCTTGTCTCTTGAAGTTTAATATCGCGTGCCAACTGTATTGCGTATGTATCTGCCTGTTTTTCCTCTTCTGTATAAGCGCTATAAGCAGATTTCAATACCTTTAACATTTGTTCTTGGGCATTGAATTGCTTTGTTAAATTTTGCGTTTCTGCAATTAACCCACGTGCTTTTTCTGCGTTCGCTGTGAACTGTAAACCTTGTTTCTCGAAGACTGCACTGTTTGCTTTTGTGATTTCTGATAGAATTTTATGTTCGGCAGTCAATTCATGAATACCAGTTTGCGCACGTTCGTACGCGATACTAGCATTCTTTAGCTGTGTGTCAAACAATTTCGCCTGTGCTTCAGCTGTTTTTAATTCATTAGTTAGTTTCTTTAATTCATTGACATCTTTAATATCAGATGACTTACTCAAGGCATCCATTTGGGAACGCAATGACTTGATTTTTTCTTGTTGAGATGTGTAAACGTTATTTAAACCTTCAACTTTGGCTTTATACGCGCCTACCCAATCACCAGACTTAGATAATGCAGAAAATTGTACTTTCCACTCTCTTGTTTGGCTATTGATTTCCGAGTTCATCTGTCTTAATGTACCGTAAAATTCGGTAGCATTAAGACGAGCGACTGCTACAATATCTTCTCCTGCCATTAAATAATCCCCATTTCAGATGCTTTATTACTATTAACGAAGTCTGCCATAGACATAACGCCACCGTTGGGGTTTTGCGCAGATGTTGTTTTTTCCAAATCAACGCTAAAGGTTCTCACAAGATCATCTAAATCTTGTGACATCACTGTATTCACGTCCCATTTGTATCTCGCAACAACACTAGCTGCCAGCTCATCTAACTTAGCGAGAGCTTCATCTGCGCTTATGCTTCCCCCGATGTTTTACCAGGCTCTTCGTTCTGTGATAAGAATTTGTTGATATTCAAAACGAAAGCAACAATTTCAAAATAATCAATATCTTCAAAATATTCTTCTGGCTGTTCCAAAAATTCGGCTGCACGTTGTACATACAAATTCATCATTTTAAGTTCCAAATCGGAAACGTTTGATTCCTTATATCCATCAGCAAAAGGATCCATAACAACGCTTTCTTGCACTTCCGTCATTTTTTTGATGAATTTGATTGCGTCACGCGAACTAGAGAGCGTTCGTGTAATCGTCTTTTGCTTTGAACCTAATTTAAATGTTTTCTTCATGATGTCCTCCAATTTATCTGTTCTTTTGCACTGCCCACGTGATGGAGGATTCACGTGAATAGCACAAAAGAACACATAAAGTGTTCCTAAATATTAACCAACTGGTGCTGCTGGTGTGCCAGAACCGTCTAAGCTAGTTAGAACAGGTGAATTAAACAACGCTGTCTGGAATTGTGATTCTGTCGTGCCGTGTGCTTCTGAACCTTGCAAGAAAATGTCGCCATTCGCACGGTTCATACCACGCCATGTCAATTGATCAGCAGATGTAGTCGTGTTGTCATCACTTGTTTGTGGGTTAACATCACCACGAGCAAATTGAACACGTGGTAGACCCAACCAAGCAGCCTTGCCGTCCTTGTCGTGTGACAAGACGTACATTGCGTAGTACGGCGCGATTGTCTTTGTACCGTGGTGTGCGATACCATTCGTATCAACTTCATATCCCAAAACCTTTGACAAGTCGTCAAATGGGAAGTCAAGCAAGTTGAATGAACCAGAAACTTGACCGTTTCCAGAACCGACAACCAAATAGGCTGAATCGCCACCATACAAAGTCTTTTGTGTCGCAGACAAGTTTTGAATGTTGACCTGTGTTGGGCCACCATTTGATCCGTTCAACAAGATGTATTTTGATTTATCTAATGTAGAGTTGATAGTGCGGTCCGTATAAGGCACCAACAACACTGCACTTAATCCTGTTAGTAACATGTATTACTCTCCTTTAAATTTAGTTCTGCGAATTTGCAGAATAGATTTGTTTTGTTTGGTTTCTTCATCAACTTTCGGTCCGTCCAAAGAAAAAGCGCGGAACCCAATTTGTTCCAGCGCTTCATTCAATGCCCACTCAACACGTTCAAATGCAACGTTTGGTGCGTACCATATTTTGATTTCAACCTCTTGTTCTCGTGCGCTCGCAGCATCACCGCCGAATGCAGTAAATGTGTTGCTTAGCCCTGTAATCAACAATGTTGTGACATCGCTTCTCTCAATGTACTTTGGCGGGATATTACCAACGAATATCATTTTCGGATCAGTCGCAAACCATTCACTTAATTTTGTGTTGTTGATAAGCGCATCTCGAATTTCTGTTAAATAATTCATAGCTTTTCCCTCACTAATTCCAGGAAGCCTGATTTTAACTTAGCCATCGCTTCAGGTTTAGCTTTTAACCTCCCGCTTTCCACAAAGTGATAGCCACCGAAATACTTCCCTCCAGAATTAAGCACTTTCATACGATAGCGATAATTTCTTAGCGTTCGTTTCTTGCCGTTAACGTTAATCACAACACGTCCGTGCCGGTTATCCATAACAAAGTGTCCATCGTCAACGAATCGGTAATAATAGCCATTTTTTGTATAGCCAACAGCTGTTGAACCATTGCTGGTTTCTTTATCAACAATGATAAGATTTTCTTTCAAACCACCATTGCTATGCGTTTTTGCAACAGCATACAAATTTGCGTTAATTTGGTCTTTAATAATCTCCGCCGCCGGCTCCGTGACACGCTCTTTGATTTCTTTCGGTTTGATGTTTGCCAAACGCAACAACTTTTCTTCAAGCGCATGTGTATCCATTTCAAAGTCAAATTCTAACATGACAATCACCCCGGCAATCTATACGTTTGCTCAACGCCGCTTCCACGAAGTAACTGAACAAGGTCGTAATCTCGTGGATCAGTTGGATCGTTTGTTGTGGTTACTTGATTGACAACATATTGGACACCGTCCACAACTGCGAGCATGTTGTACCTTACTTTTCCAATCTCTCGAACTGCAAAAATGAGACGCTCAACAGCGTTAGGACCAGTGTTCGCGATATCTTCATGAAATTTGATTGTGTATGGTGCGCCATATACTTTGAAAGCCTCTTGAAACTCGTCTCTCGAAACACCATCTTCACCAACGGCCGGAACAGGCTCTCCAAATGTAATTAACGTATTGTAACGATATAACTCAACGAATTTATTCAGTCGTGCCATTTTGTCGTCCCTCCCAAATTAGATATTGTGCTTTGAGATGTAACACGGCACTTTGCATGCCATACTTTGTATCGAACAAATCAACGTCAGATGAGCTTGCACGATTTAAGAAATTGTTAGTTGCTTGTTGCAAAACAGCCAACTTAAACTGATCATTGTTAGCGAAAAATTCATCGTTTGCGCCGATCATATTCTTTACGGTTTCCCACGATGATAGAATGATTAGCTTTAACATTTCATCATCTTCGTTCCCAGCGATACGGAGGCTTGATTTCAGCAACAATAAAAGGCTGTTTTTAGTCTCATCATTCACTTGTAAGCCTCCTTTCTTATGGGCTTCTCACCCCATTCGAGCGCATACCCGCTGTCTTTTTATTTATTTAATTAGGTCAAGTAACTCTTGCTTCTTTGTCACGCCATCGTGAGCGATGGCATTTTCATCAAGATAGGCTGTAATTTCAGCCACGGTGTTGTCGGTTGTTGGCTTTGCGTCAACCTCATCAGGCGTTTCTTCAACAACTTCCGAAATTAATGCACCAGCATGGAACTCGTGATCACCTCCTAGTAATTCAGCTAAACGCTCTTCCGATACGCCGTCAGCTGGATATTCTTGACCCTTACGGTAGACAACATGCGTGTCCTTATCCGTAAAATCTTGTTCAACTGTATATTTAGCCATTACTCAACTCCTTACCCTGCTGGTGGTGTTACCACAACATCGGCAATTCGGAATGCAGAAGCCAACTTAACTTGCGCATCAACCCAAGTTGTTGCCACAAATGACACGATACCTGTTTTAACGTCCTTGTCTTGTTCAAACAAAGCAGTCGTTGGGTCATAGTTCACGTGGTATTGTGAGAAGTCTCCGACAACTGGCTTAACAGCCTTGGAAGTTAATTGAACAGGTACACCAAATACTTGTTGTGGTGTTTGTAAGTAGAACGATGTGTTGCCGTTAGCCAATGACTTTTGGATAGCAAACCAATCAGTACGTGACATAAAGATTGACAAATTATCTGCGTATTCGTCTTCAAAATCAGCGAGTGCGGCAACGATTGCTGAATACTTGTCGGCAGCAGTCACAACCTTAATTGCGTTTGATTTGTCATACAGTGACATGTGTTCTTCACCTGCACGTGGTGTCGTAGCAAATGCACGATTTGCTTCCAACTTCAAAATTCCGTCTTGCAAACGTGAGTAAACGAATTGTGTCAAAGCCAAGTTAGTACCTGCCAAAACAGTTTCAGACAAACCAACGAATACCTTTGACTTCACACGTCCAAACTTAACTTGTGAACCCTTTAATTCGATTTCCTTAGCTGTGTCTCCGTCTTGTACTCCGGCGAATGCGTCACCAAACGAAATATCAACACGTGGAATTTCCAAGTTGACCATTGCTGAGTGTGCAGCAGCGTCAACCAATGGGTTTGGTGCTAATGGTGTAGCGATAAAGTCTGTTGAGACGTTTGTAGGCAATGCCCACGCACCGTTATGAGTATCGTCAGTTGGACCAACTGGTGCAGTTGTTGGTGCAAGCGTAGCGTTCTTGAATTCTTCCAACTTTGCTGTACGGTTGTTTGAAACAACGCCACGAACCAAGTCAGCAAAACCGTCAATTGCCTTTTCACGATCCGATTGACCATGTTTCTTTTCAGAATTCAAGTCTGATGCGCGCAAGTCGTCTTCCTTAGCCTTAACTTCCTTAGAAAGAGCTTCAAACTTTTGCTTCATTGCATCGCGTGCAGATTCAGCAGCCTTAACTTCTTCTGGTGTTGATTCAATCTTTTCAAGCGTTGCGACATATTCTTCTTGTCGCTTAGCTGCAAGTGCGCCGTATTCACGAACAGCAGCTTGCATTTCAATTAATGTTTTAGCCATTTTTATTTTTCCTCGATTTCTTCTTTCAATAATTTGAGATTTTGTTTTTCTCGTGCGACTAATTCCTTGCGCTCTTGAGATAAATCAGATGTTTTGTTTTCCAACTTATCCAAGAAGTTTTTAGGAACATTAGAAAAGCGCCCCAAAGTTTCCTTTGGAACGCTATTCATTACTGCTTCTTTTTTATCTAACGCTGTTGCCCAACCCTGCGATACGGCTTCATCAGCAGACAACCAAGTTTCGTTTTTCATCACTTGCTTGATTTCGTCCACAGGAATTTTGGTGCGCTCGCTGTAAATATCAACAATGCTGTCGCCTGTTTTTTCAAGCGTGTCAGCCATTTGTCGCATATCTTCTGCATTGCCTTGAGCTACTGTCCAAGGCATGTGTACCATCAGCATAGAGCCGGAACGCATGGTGATTGTATCACCAGCCATTGCAATAACCGATGCAATTGATGCTGCAAGACCCTCAACATAAACGTTGACTTGTGCCTTGCTTGATTTAAGCATGTTGTAAATCGCGATACCGTCAAATACAGAACCACCGCCTGAATTAATTGATAAGTTAATTGTTGAAACATCACCAAGTGATTTTAGCGAGTCTCTAAAACTTACTGCTGACGTTTCTTCGTCATACCACTTATCACTGACAATATCGCCAAAAATATCAATTTGAGCGACGTTATTTTCAGCTTTCATTTGGAAGTATTTTTCCATTATCACTACCTCCTTTCCCATTAATTGTTGCGCGGTTAGCATCTGTATCGGTCATGATGTACAAATCACCAGATGTTCTAAGTAAATCAGAACCAGGCTGAGTTGAAATTGGCAACCCCTCTAACTTTTGTGCTGTTTGAGGGGTTATCAAACCGTTACGTATCATAACGTTGTAATAAGCGGCTCTCGTCGCTGTATCACCACGCGCTAACTTATTCATATCAAATGTGATTCGTCTGCCGTTCAGAGAATCAGAAACAGGAATCAGTTTCGCATTCAATTCACTTTCATATTGCGAAACCGTTGGTCCTAGATTCATTTGGATGAATTGCAACATTAACTGTTCATTGGATTTATAACTACCGCCATCACTAATATTGAGAAAATTCAACGGCACGTTAAACGCATTGGCGATACGGCGACTTGTGATTTCATCATTTTTCTCAATATCTGTTTGCGCTAACTTACGTTCCACGTTGCTGATCGTCAGACCTTGTTCGTTAAACATAACCCCGCCACGCGCTAACGCTCTCACGCTATCAACAATCGCGTCTCGTTCTTCGTCGCTGAAATTTCCCTCCATGTTGACGATCAAACCATCACGTTTTTTTAATTCGCTTGCATTAAAATCTCTGAAATTATTATCTTGAGATATAACGCCGGTTAATGTTTCTAATGGACTGACACCCCACAGTTTTGAGCTGCGGGAAACGTGTTTAAAATGCAGCATGTTGAAAGCGCTAACCCAAACTGGTCCGCTAAGCGGTGCAATTGATTTAATTGTCGGCCTAACTTCGTACCATAGGTTATTATTTTCATCTAAACCTGGTGAAACCCATTCTGCCGGAATATTCCATAGTGCAGCGGGTTGTCCAAATTCGTCAGGTTCGATTAACGCAAATGCGTTACCGTAGACATTACGATCAGTTTCAAGTCTCGACCAAAAGTCAAACGTTGAAATGGTTGGGTTAGGTTTGATTGCTAATATTTTCAATAACGGCTCTGCTTGATAATCATCTTTTTCAGATAAAATCTCGATAGGCAAACTTGCAAACGTAGTTGATAACCGCGAAATAACGCTAAAAATCGTTTCATTGTTTTCTAGCGTATCGTGGCTGCTATTTTCTCCGGTGTTCCAATACAATTGGTCAAGCAGATAATTAATACTGCGACCATTTTGTGCGGTCATATCACCCATAAGTGATTTGCCTAATCGTAGTCTGAAATTTTCAAATACACCCACGTATGTGATACCTCCTTTTTTATTGCACGAAAAAAGCGCCCATACCCTGTATGTGCGCTTCTACGGAAAAACTTATACTACAATTTTAGCATTGAAAAATAGCTAGTGCGTACCGCGAGAGTACCGTAAACCGTACCACTAAACTATTGACAGTCTATTTATGTATATTCTGGCAATTATTTTTTTATTTCACACATCACGTAACGCTTAATTTGCTATCTATTTGTCCACACATGACGTTTTAACGGTCTATCAGTCTATTTATATGCACCACGTTTCAAACGCCTTAAAAAGCAAATTACGTCTATTTACGTTCATTTGTATATTTTATGCGTTAATTTACCCAGAATCATCAAAATTTCACAAGTGGTAAAAGTGGCGAAAGTGCTAATATTTTCGTTTTTAACATTTTCTTTTTATATTGTCGTAGTAAGGGTTCTATGGTTATTTATTATATATATATATTTTTATATATATATAAAAATAATAACACTATATATAACAAACCCTTACTGGACAAGGATTTTAGGTCAGTGCCAAAATTTTCAAAAGTGCCATTATTTTTGCACTTAAAAATGAGTGAACTTTCATTTTATAACTTTAATAATAATAAAATTTTCAAGTGCTGTTTTTACCCTTGAAAAAGTGCCTTTTTAGCACTCGAAAAAAAGACCCAAAAATTCAGGTCTTTTTCACAAACTTTTCTAGCCTAATTCGTCCCATGAAATCGTCTTAACTTGTCCATTAGTTTTACGCTTAGCCAATTCAGGTGCCACAGTTACGTGGGCATTAAGCGTAGCGGCAAGTCCATCAATCTTTCTGTTCTGGTTTTGCTTTGTAATCATGAAGTTGTCATTACGGTCTCGTACCAATGTTGCGTTAGACATGTACCACTTCATCATTGAGTTGTTATTGAAGATGACTTTGTTAGCAATCATCAACTCTTTGAAGTTTTGTGTTGGACCACCCAATGTGGTAAACCCCTGACGAGTAACTTCCATGTTAAACCCCTCTTGTTCGAGAGCAGAAACCAAGAAAATTGCTTTTGCCGGATCAAAATTTATTTGTCTGATACGATATTCTTTATCTTTTTCACGAATCCAGTCAAGGACGTACTCATAATCGACCATCTTCCCCGGCACGATTGTTAAGTCGCCCTCCGCCTCCCATTTGCGATACGTGGGCTGGCGGTCAACATCTCTATTGTATTTATCTTGTGGTACAAACGAATGGCTCATAATAAAAATACGACCGTCAGGTAATGGAAATTCAAGTGAAACAGCCGTGAAGTCTTCTGTTTCTGATAAATCAAACCCCGCAACAGGCCGAATCAGCTTTAAATCACTCAATTCAATGTGGTTTTCCGCATTAGATAAGATTGTGTCGTTATCCAAGAAACTCATTTCACTTGATTCGCTGAAAATATTAAACACCTTGGTGATCCAGTCGAGACGTTCACCAGGAACACGACGGGACTTTTTCCAGTCGCCCAACATTTTAAGTCCCTGCATCATCGGGAAGTTTGGGTTAGCTTTGATCCATAAATTCGGGTCATCAATTTCTTCTTCGCTGTCCATTGACGCCATGTAGTAGAACGTACGCTCATTTTCATTGTTTTCATAGTGACTTAACACCGCACGAGCCGTACCTACGATTTCAACTAGTGGACCATTCAACTCATAGCCAGCAGTCGTGATATAAATCGTCATTGGCTGTGAACGCATCCCCATTGAGTTACGCATAACGTTGATAAGGGAATAGTCTTTATACTCGTGGATTTCATCAAATACGGCTAAATGTGTATTATATCCATCCTTTCCAGACTTTTCAGCAGACAACGCTTTAATAATCGCATTAGTCTTAGGAAACTTGATTTCTGATTTGTTCGGTACGAACCGTTCATTCAGAAACGGACTAGCTTTGATCATCTTACCTGTTTCTTCAAATAATAGACGTGACTGGTCTGCTCGGTTAGCTAAAGCATATACTTGCGCCCCACTCTCGTGGTCAAATCCTGCCATATACGCAGCAAGACCGGATATGAGCGTCGTCTTACCGTTCTTTCTGGACAAGAATATCGTGGCTTCCGTGAATCTTCTCAAACCAGTTTCTTTGTGAACCCAACCGAACAGCGAACCGATAATGAAATGCTGGAACGGTTGCAACACAATATTTTTACCGCTACTATCCGTGGAAGACTTAATATTCTCTTCAATAAATCTGATCGGACGCCATGCCTTTTCTTCATCGAACACCCATGGAAATTCATCAGTTCCCTGTCTTCCCATGTCTCTAAAGTGTCTATCAACTGCATCTCTAACCATTTTCCCTGCCGGCACTTCGTTATCCCTGATTAAATCAGCGTAGTAGTTTGTTAATAGCATAGTAGCTGGTTTCGTTAAGTAATACCAGTCACGATAAGAATCAACGTATTCCTGCCACCATTTTTCTTGTTTTGCGTAACTCTGTTCTACGATACTAATTGTTGTCCCACTCACTTACTTCCTCTTTTCCTGCATTAGCTAATCCTGCGATAGTATTTGCGATTTGCGCTCTAGCTTGTGGGCTAAGACCCATCTTGTCGCCTAGTTTTCTTAACAATTCAGCTAATTTATTGCGTTCATTGATAAATTTACTTGGATTACCAGTAGTTGGATCGACCACGCCCTCCATTGATAGATGGTCCATAACTTGTGTGTAGATAACCAACGTGTCTGCATACATTGCAATCAAGTCAATATCTGCTTCATTCAAAATGCCTACTGGTTCTAAAGTCTTAACAATGCGTTTGAATACCTTTTTAGAATCACCGCCCATTGACGCTGGCGGCACCATTTTTTCAGACGACACAACGTCAAATTTTTCTTCTGCTTTTGCACGTCTTGCAATTTCTTCACGCGTTTTGTTATTTGTATTGCCCTCAATCAATTGAATTTTCATTGATTTTGCCGGTCTAGCCATGTTTTTCTCCCTTTTTAAGTATTTGTTTTAAACATTACGCAGAATTAACGCGTGTGCGTTCCGAGAAACGTACCAAGTTGCTGTTGACACATTTGGCAATCAGGCGTACCATCAGTGTTGAAAAGTAACAGACAACAACGAATTTCAAAAATAAATAAAAATAATGAGGACCTTTTGCGGTCTTTTTTTGTATAAAAATAAAACGAAATCGGTAAATTCCAAGAAGCAACTCGTTCATTATGAGAATAATTAGCGCATAAAAATGCATAGGGGGGATGTTTTTTATAACAGCTAATCTAAGCAGTTCCCTTACATCAACAAGGAAAGCACGCCATACACTGGCATAACCTCAATATGCATAGATA